TATAATTAGCACAAAATTCAGCTGCTTTTCCTATAATTTCAATAGGTATAAAATCTGTTTCTTTTGTTCCGTCTTTTTTCTTATAATCTCTGTCTATTGCTATTGTAAAAGTAGCAACAGGTGTTCCAGAATTAGGTATGTATCTTAACTCTGGGTCTTTTGTTAATCTTCCAACTAAAACTACACTATTCATTTTTCTTTTTCCTTTCGTCAACCTTCATCATTAATTCAGCTATATTTGCTCCTGTTTTAGTTAATTCTTTATTATTAAAAATTAATTTTTCATTATTCATTTTTAGCAACTGACTTTTACTAATCAATATTAAATTATCTTTTTCTAAATTTAATTTGTTTTGATCTGCAAATATAACTGCATCATCCGATGTTAATTTAACATTGTGATATTTTTCATACATAATTCTATGCTTTAATCTCCACGCATTAGGTTCTTTTACTTTAATTAAGATATATCCATTAATATCAATTCTTTCACTACCAATTTTCTTTTTATTTCATGGCTCATTACCTTTTTTAAAAGAAGTTTTATTTGGACCAGTAAGTCCTTTAGTTCCTTTATTCCATGTTTTGTGTCCTTTTTTAAATTGGCCATTAAAACCTGTGTTATATCCATACCTTTTAATTGCATTTTTTATTTGCTTAACTTCAAACTTGTATTCGAATTTTTCGTTCATTAAATCAGTGATTTCTTTGTGATGTCTACCTGGAGTTATTTCTTTAAGATATTCTTTTTCTTCATCACTCCATCTATGAATTGATTTTCCCATTCTATTTTTTACTCACCACCTTCAAGCATTTTAGGAATTTCTTTTTTATCTTTTCCATACTCTAGTTGTATTGATTTTGCTCTTAATACAACATTTGCATTAGCAATAATTTGTTTTGAAACTCCTATAACTGCTTTACTTCTTATAATTTCATCTTCTAATTTTTCTCCTGTTATCTCTTCGTCATTTAAACGTTCTAATTGAGCGAATAAATGATTATTTAGGTCACCCAAGGTGTTGCGTGGCATTTTCTAAACCCCCTTAATTCTCATATTTGGTACATTTTTAAACTCGATTATGTTTTCTCTACACATTTCTATGATTCTACTAGTTATAGCAGCATCATAATCCATCAATTCATCTAGTGATTTTTCTGTACTTACTATAATCGGTTTTTCTGTCATGTAACGATAATTTATAATCTCATAAATATACTTTCTATCAGTTTCACTTGTTTGTCCCTTTAATAAATCATCGATGAATAATACCGTGCAATTTTTATATTTATCCATTTCTTTGGTATAATTAATTGCATCCATACAACATTGTTTTAGGTTCATAATTAAACTAACATACTCTGCATATTTACATCCCACATTTTGATTTACTAATTGCATCATTATTGCAATTCCTAGATGCGTTTTTCCTGTTCCTGGTTTTCCGGTTAATAGGAAACTACCTTTTTCCTTTTTAAACCTCTTACAATAGCTCATAGCTTGTAATTTTGCTTGTTTCTGATGTTCTGTATCTGTTTTGAAATTTAAAAAAGTTTTCTTTTTAAAAGAATCTGTTAGACCACATCTTTCTAACTTTTCTTTTATTTGTCTTTTCTCGATACATTCACAAGGAACAGCTATGGTATAGCCTTCTTTATCTTCCTGTAAAGTGTATCCTAAATCTCTACACTTCTTACATTGATATTCTATAGCCATTCTTCTATGCTGCCGCCTCCCATTTCATCTAATTCTCTTTGTAATTTGTCTATTTCATCTAAGTCATCTTGACTTACTGGTTTCATTTTCTCGGGATCTATATAACCTTGATATTTTTGTAAGTCCTCTAATATGTTTGAATTGTTATTGTCTTGATATTTATTTGAGTTGTAATTACTGAAGTTGTCTTTTAGTGGAAAAACTCCTTGCCAACAATTTTCTATTGAGTTTTCCAGTATTTTAATTTTGATATTGTCTGTTGTTGCTAACTTATCTAATTTATTTAGTATTCCTTTAAGCGCTCTTTCTGTAACAGGCTTTTTAATGCTCTTTCGCATTTTCATAAAATCTATTATTGTTTCCTGTAAAAAAGAGTTTGAAGTATACTCATTTATAAGAACATCTAAATCAGTTCTTTTTTTCTTTTTTTCTTTTTTATTATTATTTAATAGACTAGTATTATTTAATAGACTAATTTTTTGTTCCGGATTTAAATCCGTACCCCTATCGGATTTATTTCCGTACCCTGTCGGATTTATTTCCGACTGTACCGGATTTATTTCCGATAGATTTTCAATTAAATGTCTATAATTTTCACCTAATGTATAAAATGAATATGTTCCATTTTCTTTAACAGTCTGTCTTTTTAAAATTTTATTTTTTTCCATTTTCTTTAATCTTCTGTATAAAGCATCTTTTGTTTTTAATTTTAATATTACTAAGTCTTCTAAAAGTCCTTCGTATTTAATCCAGTAGTATTTATCATCATCAATTATTTTAGATGCCATTTTGCCAGAATCTTTAAAATCAACAAACCATCTAAGAATTAAAGCATCATCATTATCCATTCCATACAAAACTAATTTTTCTTGTCTAAATCCATGAATAGTTGTTTTCATGATGTTCACCTAACCTTATTGCTGACTTTCCTTTTCTTTTACAAGTTCAGAAAGTTTAGATGGATCTATTCCTAGAATTTTAGCTGATTCAGATACTTGAAAAGCCTTTATGATTTTAAGGACCGTATTATAATTTTCTTTATTTAGTCCTTGTAAATCTGTTGCTATTTTAAGTCTTTCTTCATATCTAGTACTCATTTAACACTCCCCCTTTTTCGTTGCTTTTCGTTTATATTTATATTATAGTCCTATTTACAACGTAAGTCAACGTATTTTATAACGATTTTAGTTTTATTTTCTCGTTTTTATTCGTTAAAAGTTGTTACTTGTCTGTTTTTATAAACGAAATTTTATATTTTTCTCGTTTATTTTGTTGTGTATATGTGTTACAATTTATTTATAATAATAATTGGAGGTACGCTATGAATGAAAAAGAAATAGGTAAAAGAATTGAATTTATAAGAAAAAAAGAAAAGCTCTCCAGAAGAGAGTTTGGAAAAATGATTAATAAGAGTGAAGATGCCGTATACAATATCGAAAAAGCTAGAGCAAAATTAAATGAAGATATTATTGATAGCATATGTAATATTTTTTATATTAATAAAAATTGGCTTTTAAACGGTGGAAAGGAAAGTATCTATGCTTCAGATTCTAAACATATTAGATTTGCAAATATAGTTGGAAATTTAGAAAGAGAAGAAAACTTATTTGAATTAACAGAGATGCTTTTAGATTTAAATGATAGACAAATCGAAGTAATAAAAGATTTAATTAATGTATTTAAAAATTCAGAAAAAAAATAGGGAACAATTCCCTATTTTTTATTGTTATGTTTTTTATTTTCATCTTTTTTCTTAGTCAAATATTGATAGATAAATCCTATAGTATCAATATTATCATTTTCTTCTAATAAACTTATGATTTCCTTTTTCAATTTTGTTACATAATCCATAGTATCTCCCCCAAAATAGCGTAATAATACCGAACTTATGTTCTATGTAGGTATATTATAATACTATTTTTCATAAAATTCTATCTTTTTATTTGAATATTAAGAATAATTTATCTACACTTATATTATACTTCCATTTATTGCTATTTTGTTATGTTGTCCCATATACTGGGACACTATTTATATTCAGAATCAAATAGATCAGTTATCCTACAATTTAGTGCTATTGCAATTTTTTCTAATTTTACTAAATCAAGTACCGTTTCATTATTCTCCAATCTAAAAATAGTACTTTTGCTCAGCTTTGTCT